AATGATCTTGATATATTTTCCAAAGATCTAATTGTTCAATTGCTGTCAAGTCTGTTCTACAAACGGCGCCTTTTGGGCTTTTTTGAGGAAAAGAAAATACTGTTGTATGTGCTGGTTTAGTCACATCAGGTTCATTAGGAAAACCTGCGTCTTTCATGAATTTACACAACGGGTCTTTATTATCTGCTCTTACAGTGCGTATATAATAAGGATTGTGTCGAGCATGAATACCAGAAGCAGAATCCACAAGCTGTGAAACAGTGCCCGATGGCTTAACACAGGTAATAGCTGCCGATCTCGGGATACCCAATTTAGTAGACCATTCTTTATTTGTTTCAATAGCAACATTTCTGAGTTCCTCTAAAAGTTTACCTGTTTTTTCTTTTCCTTTTTTACCATTTGTTAATTCATTATCCATTATTCCGGTAAGAGAAACTCCCAAAAGTCGTTCTTCTCTACAATTGTTGGCCCACTCTCTAGTGATGTATTTGAAGTTGGTGAGAGTTGACTGGAACGTTCCAAGAATGGTTGCATTGCGCACTTTGCCTTTAAGAGACTCGCGAGTGTCCCGTCCTCGGACAACGACTTCAGATAAGTTGCAAAACTCTCGGGACCGAAGAATGATCTCGCTGCACGGATTTGTACCAAAGTCATCTCTGGCAATTCGTCTTCGTATATGATTTCCGTTTCCATCTGGTTCCCTTTCGTTTAACTTTTGTACTTGACGTTGAGCTGAATTTCCATTATATATTCCGCGCTCTCCGGATTTTGAATCATAAAGAGATAACCATTCTCTCATAAAAGTTCCAATATCTGGTCGCTCTTTATAATTAACAGAATTGTTTGCTAAAGCACGTTGCACATTAAACTTATACCATTCTCCATGTTTTGCGAATCGCATCTCTCTATCATTAAGATCACTGAGACTAATAAGAGCAGAGCGACGTACACCGCCGACCACAACCACTTCTGCAGTCTTACATATAATGTCATGACATTCAATTGGTTTGAGTTTTCTTCCTGCTGCATTTGAAAGTATTTCTGTTACAAAATTAAATAAATCTACTAATGGATCTGGGCCCGAAGCGCGTCCTCCAAAAGTTTTTAATGGTGCACCAGCTGGTCGAACTCTAGATACATCCCATTTAGGAATAAGACCCTGATATAATAATGACACTAATTCTTTATAAGCTTTGCACCAACCTAATTTACTATCCGCAACTATTATAGTAGTATCTGTTGGATAAAATTCTTCTGCCACCGTTGGCATTTCTTTAGTATATTTTTCTTCAACGGAAAACCCCACACCAGTTCCGTTCATTAAAATATACATGATTTCATCAAACGTTCTTTGATTATCACATTTTAAATATGAACAATTATACCCAGCAACATTTTCTTTTCTAAGAGGGTCTCCTGCCGTCATTAAACATCTCATTGACGGCATAACATCTAAATTTAAAACTGATTCTTCTAATTCTTTTCTGATGTCATCAACTAATTCATAACTACATTTTTCTTTTAAATCTTCTTTAAAGAAATCAAAAAATCGACCAATTGTTTCCGACCATCTTTCTCTTCTTTCTTCATCATATCTCCATCTTGCATATCTTGAAAGATGTATAAATGATTGATATTCTGTGGGCAAGTTCATTCATTTTCCTTATATTAAATTTTTTCTAGGAATTCTTTTTTTTCTCGTTTTGATAACCGTTGTTCTAAAGAGCCACCTTCAATACTCATTCCTGCTAAGGCTGCTTTAGTGTCGGCATATTCTAAAAGTTCTCTTACAACATCCATTTCCTGTCTAGAAAATGTAACAGCATTTTCACTATAATCTTCAAATGCTTCACAACATAAAGGAAATTCGGGTTTGATCAAATTATACATTACCTCAGCATAATCCCGAGTTTCTTTCTGTGAATGTTTATCTGCTCTTAATTTACAAAAATGAAAAAAATTATGTAAATCAATTTTCCATATAACTTCAGTATAGTTTCCTACCGGCAGTACAGCTCGAGACAATTCTCGAGCTACGTCAAGATCTAATAAATTATGATAGGAATGAATAGCATTGTCGTATATACGATTAAATTCAAATTTGACAAGGCCTTTTTGTTCAATTTCTTCACCCCTACCCTGATTATTTTGGGTTGATTGCTTTTGAATATCGCTATCGTGAGGAAGATAAAACTCTTCACTCATTACCGAATAGCGTCCTGAATACTCATTTAAATTCGCCGTCCGATGTCGAACTATTTGTCTCATAACAAAGATAGGTAATTTTAAATAAAATTTCATTTCACACATTTCAAAAGGTGATGTGTGTTTATGTCTCATTAAATATCGAATTAAATTGCGCGTCTGGCTAACTTTTTTTGTACCTTTACCGTAACTTATTCGTGCTGCATCAACTACGTCGTCATCACTTCCCATAATATCTAATAATCTAACTAGCCCATTTTCATGGACTTTCACCTCTTCGTTCATGTTCTTTTCCACTGGTTAAATTTTAATCTTGCGGGAAGGCCGCGGAACGTATTGGTATTTATTATATCAATAATTTCCAAAATATCCATTTCACCTATGACCATATCATTAATATCTTTAAATTTAATTGTGTCTGGCCATATGCAAACACCGAAACCTTTTTTGATACATTTTTCTATTTTTTGAACAATTTCTTTATTTCTTGGTTCATTATCATATACAAAAACGACGTCTCTAGCATAAAACATATTGGTATCATCTAAATCACTTCCAGCCATTGCAAGAGAATTTGGAAGAAACATACTATCAAACGGGCCTTCAACAATATAAGTTAATTGTGCTGGATCATTTCTATCTAAACCAAATATTTTCGGGGCTTCTTTATCTATTTTAATAGTAAAATATCTTAATGTATTATTCTCTAAACTTCTCCCTTGAGCCGCTACTAATTTTTTCTCTTTATTAAAAAACGGAATAATAATTCTAGGATCATCTGCTTTTAATCGAGCCGCTAACTCTGTATCATATTTACTAACCCAACTTTTAAAACAATCTGCAAAATACATATCGCTATAACGTATCTTTGGTAACTTTCTTACATCACAAAATTTTACAGCCGGATGATTTGGATCTAGCGAAGAAATTTTAGGTGCTTCTATTTTTGTAAATTTGGGTTTTCTAAAAATGGGGAGTTTCTGTTCGGTCTCTACAGGAGTTCCTTTTTCTTCTTTAAATTTTTCAAATGAATATTGTCTTGATATAACAGGATCGATTTTATCTAATAAAAATTTTAATGCTCCACCTGCTCCGCAATTATGGCATTTAAAAATTAAATTATTCTTTTTGTTATAAAGATAACCTCTCGCCTTATATTGATTTTTTTGAGAATCACCACATAACGGGCATCTAAAATTATATAATTCTCTAGATTTTCTGGCGAAGCGGGATAATCGGGAAGAAATTAAATTAGTATATTTGTGGTCAATATATAGACTCATTGTACTCTATAAAAAGATTGTGATTTCATAATATGATATTATAATATGCTTCAACAGGAAAATCAAGAAAAAAAAAGGGACCAAAGGTCCCTTCTTTATCCGCCGAGGATATTGTTAAGGTTTGCTAAACATCCTTATAATTTTCATTACCTCAACTCCGGCATTTAATGCTTCTTCAACTTGTACTTCAAGGTCGTCTGCAAGATCTTCTAATCCGAATTCATCTTTAGCAAATTCAACTAACTCCATAAATTCTTCATCATCTAAATCTTGTAGCTCAACCAATACGTCTTCAATGTTTTCAATAGCGGGTCCTAATCTTTTTAAAGGATCAATGAATTTCATTGCATCAGACCACCCAATATCACCATCTTCCATTGCGGAAGCAGTTGCTTTACCTAATGAAAAAACAAAAGCTAATACATCTTTTGTTTCTTGTATACCTGCCATAATTACCTTTCTATAAGTTGTCAGTTGAGGAATGAGAAGGGAATATTCTTCGTTGTTCCTTAATTCCCATTGGTTCAAGTCTTCTTAAAATTTCTCCCTTTTTCTTCTTTTTTCTTACGGGTGGGTCATCTCCTGCTTCTGCGCTTCCAGCGATTCCACCTGCTCCCATAGACATAGCGGGTGCATCTTCTTTAACTTCTTCTTTATGTTTAATAAAATCTTTAATCATTTGGAGATCCATATCATGAAGCTTTTTCCAATTTGGATCTTCAACCCATTTAATGCCGGCTTCACGATCAGCCTTCATATCACCTTCTAATAGTAACATGCCCCTATCTTCTCCAAATTCATAAAGCATATCTTCATATAAAATTAGAAATTCTTCTTCTAATTTTTCTTCATCTAACATCATCTGTAGATTTTTTTCTTCGCGAAGAAGTAATAAGGCCGCGGCATAAGAAGCAATTGTTGTTTTTCCAAAAGGAATTTTGCCTAACAATTTTTTCAGATTAAAGATAAGAGTATCCATCATAGTATAGGCATTTCTTTGTTCTATAGTGGTAAAGTCTCTTTTCTTAATAAGAACTTTACCATTCTTATCAATAATACCTAACTTATAAGCATCCGTTTTTTCAAATTTGGTAACTAATCGCTTTAGGAAGGAATATAGAAAATATAATTCTGAACCTTGTATAACTGCTGATTTTAATCCTATAGGCATCGTAATTGCTTTACTACATGTTGGTCTAGAGTTATATCGCTATCTCGAATATCGCGACTTTTAATACTACGAACAATCTTTGGCATTCTTTTTAAATATATTAAAAAAGGTTTTAATACGTGCCAACTATTTTCGTCTATTTTATAAAATAATATTCGAGTAGCCGCATCATTATCGAATAGATTATATATCATAATTAAGTGGTTAAGAATTAATCTTTGCTTTAATTCATGTGTTACAAGATAATGATTCAAAAGTCTTTTTAAATATTTAAACCTTTTCATATCATCTCTATAATCCTCGGTACCAATACATTGAGGATTATCATAATATTTCATGCAATATAATTCTATGTTATTTTCATTTATATCATCAAAAGTCACTTTTTATCTTTTTTCTCACTTTTTGAACTTTCGGAAGTTCCATCATTTTCTTTATTATCACACATATTTATATAATGATTTGAAACTTGAATAGCTCCATCAAGATTACCAAGTGTTCGTTTTAACGTTTCCGTCTCTTCGAGCACTTGGTCTAATCTTAATTGGACTTGTTCTCTGTCCTTCTGGAGGAATCCTAGTTGCGTTTCAATTTCACTTTTATCAACTGTACTCATAATATATCCATTAATTTAATTACGCAATATCATCCCAAAGTAATACGTACTTGGTGACACCGGAAACGCAAACTTTTATAGCACCATTTGCGGGTCCTGTATGTGTACTAACGGTATTTGCTCCGGTAGTAAAAAATGGTCCAACATTAGAAGCAGCTGCTGCTCCATATCCACCACCTGGTGTTGCGTCCCAAGCAAAAGAAACATTTTGTGATGCTCCTGTTAATGTACTTGCAACATCAAATTTAATGAATGCTGTTGGTGAAGCACTAGGCGCAGCCGCGGAATTGGCGTGAGATAAAACACAGACATAAGAATTACCAGAATCGGCACTATCCCATGTATTTAAATCAAGCGTTCCTTTTAAAGCGGATGTTTCCGCAGTAAAGGCAACATTAGCATCATGAATCAAAACTTTTGAGGACGAAGCCGTTAAAGTTCCAACATTTGCTTGAGTTGCACCGGCACCTTTTGCATCAACAATAATTTGTGATGTGGTAATATTATCAAAAACATCAGTAGATGAAGGTGTAATATTAGCGGTGTGAGTAGTTTTGTGAATTATTTCTTCAGTAGCGGCCGCCGTACCGGTAATGGTATGCGTAACGTTTGCTAAGAAATCTTTAACTGTGAGTTTTTTATTCACAGGAGATCCACTAGGATCATCAATTACGTGAAGTAGATCTTCGGACGCCGCTTCTGACGCGGGCGTTAACGCGGTTATTTTCTTATCTGCCATTTTTCTCCTTGCTGGCTATGTAGGTGGGACTCACCACCAGTTAAATTTATGCTGAGAATCGCTCACTTGCGCGAAGGGTCCTTCTCAGACATCCAAATATTTATGATACTATACCTAAGCGTTGTAACTCAGTTATAATATGTGTCGCGGTAGAAGCACCGGCGACAAATGTTGTATTTTGTGATACTGGAGTTGAACCGTAAAAACCAACTGTATCAGATGAACTACCTATTTGCATAGCGCCTCTGAATCTCATAACTGTTGTATTCGCAGATATATACATATCTTTTTCAACGCCATCTTCTAGTGCCATATCCATACCAGATTCTAATTGCATATTACCAGTTTCAGAAAAAGTACTGGTAAAAGAACCATTCTCTGGTACATTATCTTCTATTAATAAACTACCTTGAAAATCAATCCTTGATTCTATTAATCCGA